CTTCATCAGGATCAGCACCAAGATTATCAACGCAATCAATAACTCCTAGACTAACACTAGACACTCAGGTGTCGGATCTAGGCAATCAGATCTCGCAATCACTAGAGAGATCACCTGTGAGAGCGTATGTGGTGAATCAGGATGTTCAGACGGCTAACAAAATGGATAGGAAGATTAAACAAACGGCAACAATAGGATAGTATGAAGTTTTTTGAATTAGTATTAGATGAGGATAAGCTATTGCACGGGATTGATGCGATCAGCATAGTGGAGCATCCTGCGATTGAGGAGGACTTTATCACAATGAGCAAGGAGCATAAATTTGAGTTCAAAGAGGTAGACAATCAAAAGAGAATCTTGATGGGCGCAGCGATGATCCCTGAGAAGCCTATTTACCGCAGAGATGGAGAGGACGAATACTATGTGTTCTTCACTAAGGAAACGATACGCAGAGCATCTGAATTGTACTTGATGAATGGTAAGCAAGGCAATGCGACTCTTGAGCATCAAGAGAAGATATCAGGCTTATCTTTGGTTGAGAGTTGGATCATAGAAGATCCTGAAAAGGATAAGAGCAGAGCATACGGATTAGAGTACCCTGTGGGTACTTGGATGGTTTCAATGAAGGTCAATAACGAAGACATTTGGGAAGAATATGTCAAGAGTGGTAAGGTTAAAGGATTCAGCATTGAGGGATGGTTCATGCAAAGAGAGTCCACTATTGAAATCAATACAGAACTATCAAGAATTGAACAAGAAGAAGGAGAACACCTGTTATCACTTTATCTATTGGGAATAACTAAGGGTGTGATCACAAAGGATAAGAGATTTAAGAACGGAAAGAAGTTGGATCTTGAATCATACAAGGACTATCCTGATTCCGCATCTAACAATGCGAAGAAGGGAATTGAACTAAACGAGAATCAAAACAACAAGTGCGCCACTCAAGTAGGTAAGATCCGTGCGCAGCAGTTGGCTGACAAGAAGCCTGTTTCACTAGCCACGATAAAAAGAATGCATAGTTACCTAAGCAGAGCACAGGAATACTACGATGAAGGTGATACAACTTCTTGTGGTTACATAAGCTACATGTTGTGGGGCGGTTTGTCCGCCAAGAGATGGGCAGAAGGGAAATTAAAGGAATTGGGTGAGTTATGAAAATGACCCAAAATCAAGATAAATAGTTGTTTAATTAGAAAAGTTCAGAAAAATGAATCTACAAGAAGTGTTCAAGAAAATTGAAATGGCTCTTACTCCTTCACAGGATGCTACACCTGAAGTTCAGGAAGTACAAGAAGAAGTAAAAGTTGAGATGGCTACAATGAAACTCGCAGGTGGCGTTGTAGTTGAAGCGGAATCGTTTGAAGCAGGTGAGAATGTATTCTTGGTTGGCGAAGACGGTGAGAAGGTTGCTGCTCCTGTTGGAGAGCACGAATTAGAAGACGGCAACATCTTAGTCATAGCAGAAGAAGGCGTGATTGCTGAGATTCGCGAAGCTGCTGCTGAGGAAGAAGTAGTTGAAGAAGCTGCTGAAGAAGATATGCCGCAGGAAGAGATGGCGTATGTAACCAAAGAAGAGTTTGGTGCTGCTATTGACGAGATCAAAGAAATGATCGCGGCAATGATGCCTGAAGAAGAAGAAATGAGTGCTGAAGAGCCTAAAGTAGAGATGAGTGCTGATGAAGCACCTGCTGCTAAGAAAGTGTCTGCTGCACCTGTTGACAAACAACCAGAGATGCACAAGTTTGCTAATAAAGGCAGACAAGACGCTTTGGCTCGTGTAATGAGTAAATTATCCTAATTTTAATAAAGAAGAAAAATGGCTACAACCACTTCAATTACAACCACCTATGCAGGTGAATTTGCAGGGAAATATATTTCTGCTGCATTATTGAGTGCCGACACTATTGAAGGTGGCGGTATTACTATCAAACCAAATGTGAAGTTCAAAGAGGTTATGAAGACCTTGAGCACAGATGCTATCGTAAAAGATGCAACTTGTGATTTCTCTGACACTTCAACTATCACATTGGCTGAAAAGATCCTACAACCAGAAGAGTTCCAAGTGAACCTTGAGTTGTGTAAGAAAGATTTCCATAGCGATTGGGAAGCAATCTCAATGGGTTATTCTGCATTTGATGAGTTACCTGCAAACTTTGCTGATTTCTTAATCGGTCATGTTGCTGCTAAGGTTGCTCAGAAGACAGAACAAACTATCTGGACAGGTGCTACTGCAACTGCAGGTGAGTTCAACGGATTCCAAGCATTACTAGCTGCCGATGCAGATGTAGTTGATGTAGTAGGTACTACTATCACTGCTGCTAATGTTATTGATGAGTTAGGTAAAGTAGTTGATGCTATTCCTACATCAGTATATGGAAAAGAAGATCTATACATCTATGTTCCTCAAGGTGTTGCTCGTGCTTATGTTCGTGCATTGGGTGGATTCGGTGCTTCTGGTCTTGGTGCTAATGGTGTTGCTGCTCAAGGTACTACTTGGTACAATGGTGGAGACCTTGCATTTGATGGTGTGAAGATCTTTGTTGCTTCAGGTTTGGGTGCTAACAAAATGGTAGCTGCTCAGAAATCAAACTTGTTCTTCGGCACAGGTTTGTTAGCTGACTCTAACGAAGTGAAATTGCTTGACATGGCTGATCTTGACGGATCACAAAATGTTCGTGTGGTTATGCGTTACACGGCAGGTGTTCAGATCGGTATTGGTGCTGACATCGTTTACTACGCATAATAAGCAGATTGATTAACTTAAAGGGGCAGGTAGGCTAGTGCTTGTCTGCCCTTTTTTTATACTTTATAGAATATGGCTTGTCTATTAACAAAAGGAAGAAACGAACCCTGCAAGGATGTAGTAGGCGGTATTACTGCCGTTTACTTCGCAGACTTCGGCACATTAGGTGATCCCACCTATGATCTTACAGACACGGATGTTATTGATTCATTCGGAGGTACTCCAACTTGGTTTAAGTTTGAGGTAAAAGGAAACTCTAGCTTTGAGCAAACAATCACTTCATCTCGTGAGAATGGTACTACCTTCTTTGATCAGGTGTTGAACCTTACATTCAAGAAGATGACGAAGCAAACTCACAACGAGTTGAAACTCATCTCTTACGCCCGTCCTCATGTGATTGTAGAGGATAACAACGGTAACAAATTCCTTATGGGATTAGATTACGGTGCTGAGGTTAACGGTGGTACAATAGTAACGGGAGCAGCAATGGCGGACTTATCAGGATACACATTGACTCTTAATGCTCAAGAAAAGATCCCTGCTAACTTCGTAGATGCTACGATTACTGCTAGTGCAACTAACATTAGCGATCTCTAAGATCAGATCTTTATAGAATCAAAAAAGCCCTTCCATTACGGAGGGGCTTCTTTTTTGGTAGCAATGCTACCTAAGAGAGATGAACAAGGCAAATATAACCATAATATCCTTTTTGGGTTTTATAATTAGATGATAATTACAGAAGAAAATACAACTCCTCAGATCAAGATGTACCTCAGAGACTTCTCAACAGAATCCTTTGAGATAGAAATCACATCTGAAGACGAAAGAACTGAGAAGGTAGATCAAGCTATATCGGGAACATACGACAGTTTCAGAAAGGTCCTAACCTTCTCTTACGATGTTTCTGCTCTTGTAGCAGAGAGTTTCTATGTGGTCAAGATCTGGGAATCAGGTAAAGTGAAATTGCTTTCGCAGGATCGCATGTATATTATTCCTTCAGGATCTAATGTTTCCACTTATCAGCCTAAATTAGCGGTAACGGAAAAAACAATGAACAACGAATTTAAGATATATGGAGAATAGCCAATTCAAGTTCGTACAACTGTCTAGTTACACTAGTCCTGTTGTAAGTGAGAACGCTAGAAAGGGATGGGTAGAGTATGGTAACGACAATAACTACTTTCAGTATCTGATAGATCGTTACAACGGATCTCCTACGAACAACGCAGTGGTGTCTGGAGTCATTGATATGATCTTTGGTCAAGGAATTGACGCAACAGATTCGGGAAAGAATCCAGAAGGATATCTTCAGTTGAGAAAACTGATTAAAGACGAAGAGTTGAAGAAGGTAATCAACGATTACTATATGTTAGGTAACGGTGCTTTTCAACTGATCTACAATCAGAATAAGACTAAGATCGTTGAGGTGTATCATATGCCTGTTGAAACTCTTAGAGCAGAGAAGTGTAATGATGAAGGTGAGATTGAAGCGTATTTCTACGCTTACGATTGGAGCGAGGTAAAATCAAAGAAGGGTGTTGATCGCATTCCTGCTTTTGGTTATGGCTCACAAGGAGATAAAGTTGAGATATTATACTTCAGACCTTATCGCAGTGGTTCTTACTATTATTCCCCTGTTGATTATCAAGGTGCTTTACCTTATGCAGAGTTAGAGGGTGAGGTAGCTAACTACCACATTAACAATATCAAGAATGGTCTTGCTCCTAGCATGATCGTGAACTTCAATAATGGAGTCCCTCCAGAGGAGGAAAGAGATAACATTGAATCTCAGATCAAGCAGAAGTGGGGAGGATCTAGTAATGCAGGGAAGTTCATTCTTTCCTTTAATGATTCTTCAGATTCTGCTGCTTCTATTGAGCCTGTTCAGTTATCAGACGCTCATAATCAATATGAGTTCCTGTCTAGAGAGTCTCAGCAGAAGGTCCTAGTAGGGCATAGAATCACTTCGCCTATGTTGTTTGGGGTAAAGGACCAAACAGGATTAGGAAACAACGCAGACGAGATTAAAACAGCTTTCATTTTATTTGACAACACGGTTATTAAGCCTAAGCAAAATCAAGTGATCACGGCTTTGGATGAGATCTTAGCTTTCAATAATGTTTCTTTAAGTCTTTATTTCAAGACTCTTGCACCATTAGAGTTCACTTCAGTTGAAGATGTAACGGATCAGGAAGTGGTTGAAGAAGAAACAGGAATTAAGATGTCTTCTCAAGACATGCCTAAGGGTTACGACTCTATTGCGGATGATCTAGTCAACTTAGGAGAGGATGTTAATGAAGATCAATGGGAACTTGTTGATGAGCGTGATGTAGATTACGAAAACGAAGAAGCACTTGACAAGATGCTGACCTTTGCCTCAACAGGGACCGCCCGTCCAAACGCTAAGAGTGAGCAGGATGGCGAGAATGTAGAAGGCACTAAGTTCCTTGTACGCTATAAATACGAGGGAAGCACGAACCCTCAAAGAGAGTTCTGCCGTAAGATGATGTCAGCAAACAAGGTCTATCGCAAGGAAGATATTATTGCTATGGAAAATCAAGCGGTGAATCAGGGCTTCGGACCTGAGGGTGCTTCAACTTACTCAATATGGTTCTACAAGGGAGGTGCTAGATGTCAGCACAAGTGGATCAGAAGAACCTACATGAGCAAGAGCGGAGTGAAGCCAGATGTTACAAGCCCGAATGCTGAAACAATCAGCACGACTAAAGCAAGACAAAAAGGTTTTAGACCTGAAGCAAACGATTCAAAGGTTGCAGTAACTCCAAGCAATATGAAAAACAAAGGATTTATTAACCCACCTTCTCAGAAGGATATTCAAGGAGGAATATAATGGCTCAGATACTATTTGTCAGCCCTGCTGATGTTATAAAGAGAACAGGGATCAACGGCAATGTTGATCGTGATCAGATGATTCAGTTTATTAAGATTGCTCAGGATATTCATGTGCAGGGGATCTTAGGAACTAGGTTGTTTGATAAGTTGAAATCAGATATTTCAGCAGGGAATATACCTAGCAATTATCAGAGCCTTCTAGATGATTATATTCAGGATATGGTAATCCACTATGCAGCGGTAGAGATATTGCCTTACATCCATTATAAGGTAGCAAATGGAGGCATCTACACGAAGGGATCTGAGAATGGAACGAATGTTACAAAGGAGGAATTAGATTACTTGGTACAGAAGGAGCGAGATATAGCGGAGCATTATGCTAGGAGATTTGTTGACCATATGAGTTTCAATAATGCGTTATATCCTGAGTACAATCAGAATAATAATGATGATATGTATCCTAGTAAGAATCAAAATTTTGCAGGTTGGGTTCTGTAAAGAATACATATAAGCCTAAACAGGCTAACATCCAGAAGTTGAAGAAGTACCTCATGAAAAAGAATAAGAAATGAGTAACAATATAAATTGGGGAAAGATATATGAGTCTACTGCTTGGGGTAGTGGGGTTACAGATAACAACATCTCTTGGGGTAAGTCATATGCTGATTTAGCAGGAGGTGGTGGTGGTTTTGATGCGGACTATCAAGCCGTATTAGACCAAGCATCATCTCTTGGATATACTGCACCAAGTGCCGCACAACAAACTTTGCAGAATACACTTGTAACGGATTTGAAAACTGCGGGTGTTTGGGATAAACTTGATTTGTTCTATGTGTTTGCTACGGATGGCGATAGCGACTATGCGACATTGAATTGGAAGACTCCTACAAGTTTCCAAACAACAAAAGTGAATAGCCCGACATTCACAAGCAATGAAGGGTATCAAGGAGATGGTTCAAGTTCTTATTTAGATACTAATTTCATCCCTAATACAAATTCTATCGCAGCAAGTCAAAATAGTATAAGTGCTGGAGGATATAATATACAAGCAGCCACCTCAGCCTATGATAACATCATTGGTACTAATGCTGGGAACAATATCCTTGTTGCTCCTACTTTTAGTGGAGATTCTTTTTTCAGAATAAATGATGGAGGAACATTTAGACCTTACACAACGAACTTAGCAGGTTTTTATGGAATTTCAAGAAGTGCAAGTAATTTATCAACTTTGCTTGGGCCAGATGGAGTTACACACATAAGCAATAATCCCTCCCTATCGGGTTTATCAATTGGTTCATTACATATACAGAGTTGGAGCGCACCTGTAAAAAGTAATGCCAAAGTTTCTATTGTTTTCTATGGAGGTGATGTAACAAGTGAATTAAGTGATTTCAAAACGGCAATTGATAATTACATAGCAGGATTATGATAGTATTAAAAGCAACACAAGCCCAATACGAGGCTTTAGATGGATATAGAAACGGAGACAACCTTTTGAAGTTTGCTAAAGATGGAAACGACAATTGGATTGTAGGAACTGCGGTATTGAATGATTCTGCCTTTGCGGCAATACACGACCAACTAAATGCATTGGAGCGTATAGAGTATGTTCCTGTACCAGAGCCAGAACTATGATAACTCGTAAATATGAATTTGTAGATGAGGCAGCAGCAGATGCTGCAATAGACCTCTTAAGAGATGAGGAAGGAAACCTAACTGAAGCAGTAGTGAAGTTGGGATACCTTACCAC